GTCAATATGACGGCTCGCCTGTTTTAATCTTCGTTCTATCTGCTCATCTGGGATAAGTCTATGTTCACTAAGGTACTGCTCTTTACTTGCATATACCATAGGCTCACGCTTCCAAGGCAGCTCTAATCTTCTTTATGATGCCTTCCTGTGATGTTGCCTGTCCGATATCTATGCCCTTATCCTTTGCAAATGCAGTTAATTCTTCAACTGTCATAGCTGTTAAATCGACTGTTTCCTGCTTTTCTGTCTTAAGTGCATTAAGTTCATCAAGTACCTTCTTATACTGCTCATATGGAACAGTCTTGCCTCTTCCATAAGCTATAACGTTGCCCTTATCATCAACAATATCATAGCCATCAGCAATATAGTGCTTCTGCTCCTGCTCCTCTATTGTATATTCCTTATTTGCTTTTACTGCCTTCATCATATACCTCCTATTCTCCGTCTACATTCATAGCACAGCCGTCTGCCTTTTTCTCAAGTAAGAAAAGGTCGCCATAGTAACGATTCTGATAAAGGTAGCCATCTGCTGTCCTCGAATCTGTTCCTGGTGTGAAAAGCTTGATGTAGCTGTACTTATCACGACAAACTACGCAAGATGTATGAATAAGGATCATATTAATCTGCTTAGCTGTTCCAGAAGCAACACAGCCCTCTGTAAATTCATACTTTGTCTTCATTCTTGCAGATGGTACACTCTTAAGCTTTACATCATCAAGGCTGTGTACCTTACGATTGACTGCATTAGAGTCACCTGAGACATCCATAGTTCTCTGTATTCCCTCTGCCTTCTTGGCAATCTTCTTCATCTTAGGAGTAAGATAAAGGATCCTGCCTTCCTCTGGAACACCAGCTTCATCCATAGCTTCCATCATATCATCAAATACATCTAAGAAGTTAGCAACTGTAATAGCTGTTGTGTTGATATTGCCCGCCTTATATGTATTAAGCTCTGAATAAAGCTTAGAGAATCTGTAGCAATCCTTTTCAGGAATAGCCTGCTCTGTTTCAAATGTGTTCTGAATGTTAGCAACTGATAATGTTAAATTAGTCTCATCAATATCCATTGGATCCACAAAGAACTCTATATCTCTGTCGTGAGATAACTTCTTTGGCTCCCAGTCATTGCTTAATGTACCAGCATTAAAGCCTGGTGTTCTTGTGTGGTCTTTATAACCACTTACTGTCATTCTTGGTAACTTGATTGTCTGTGCATTGATAAATGTTACCTGTGGATTAGACTGTGCTAAATCGTCTGAGCACAGCTCCTTTGCGTACTTCTGCTGTAAAAGCTGTGTAAATTTTTCTGCATACTCATATACTGACATATAGTTTTACCTCTCTTTTCTTATAGTCCGAAGGCTCTCTTAAGAGCCTCTTCATTTGCCTGGTTAGTGTTGCCGCCTCCTGGTCCTCCTATCTGGAATCCACCATTGCTATCTGTCGCCGGCTTAAGCGCTGGTACATCCTTAAGAACCTGTTCAAGTGCAGACTTAACATTGTCCTCTGATATCTTCCCATCTGTACCCTTTGCCTTGCTGAAATCAGCCATCTTTAGCACATATGGTACTGTCTTGGCATTAATACCAAGCGTCATTGCTACCTTTGTAGCTGCAAGTTCGATCTGAGCCTGTTCAGCAACCTTCTGTGCTGCTGCCACTTCATTCTGAAGACTAGCATTAGCGTTCTGCTGCTGTTCTGTCTGCTGCTGCTTATTCTGCTTAAATGTTGCAATAGCCTGACTTATCTCATCTTCTGATAATCCCTGCTGCTGAAAATAGCTTTTAAGCACAGCATTCTCTTTCTTGGCAGTTGCATTATCCAGCATTGCCTGTATCTTGTCATAATCAACACCAGCCGCGTGCTGATTATTCTGATTACCCTGCTGTCCTGCCTGTTCATTGGCTCCTCCAGCGCTCTGGCCGCCGTTACCATCTCCGCCCTCTGCGAAGAGCTGTAATTTCATAGGTAATGTATTTCTCATCACTCTATCTCCTTTCTTCCGTTTACCGCCCGTCGGCATTTCCCTAAAGTTTAGTGCCATTAAGTTTTGGGCATAAAAAAATAGACACGCACAGCTTATTTGCCATGCGTGCTTATTAACAAATATTAAATTGTGTTGCACTGGTGCAACTTGGGTATAAAAATACCACCAATCTCTCGACTGGTGGCTACTCATCTACTGTTCCTGTTCCCAAGCCCACTTTTTAAATTTCTCAGCAGCTTCTATTGCTTCTTTAGGGGCATTTTCAAGATGACACCCAACCATAAATGGTTCAAAAATATCAATAAGTTTCTGTATCTCTTCTGGATATTTTACTGGCATAATCTTACCCCTTTCTTTTTATTAATGTCATATATTCCGCTTCAACTTCATCATAACGATTTGCAAAATACATTTTCTTTGCATAATCACTTATCTTACCCACATTATATTCATTTATACCAAGTGCGTCAATTGTTTTCTTACACTCTTTATTTAATTCTCTAATATACTCGCTATAGTTCTCTTTAGTGATATTCCAGCCTTTACTTCTAAATTTTTCAGCTTGCTTCATATGCCACATCTCATGATACTCTGTTACACCTTTTTGTCCCACAATATCTTTATTAGCAATTTCTGGGATATAATATACAACATTATTTACTGCATCATACTTTCCATATGCCTTTAATTCATCTTTTGACAATATTCTTATCTCTGGCATCCTATCTTTTGAAATATCCCATTTTTTAAGTGCCTTAACAGTATTGGTATAAATCTCGTGTAATGTTCTTGGCTTTATATCAACATTATCTGATACATATATATCTTCCTGATATGTATTAATCTTTTTTACATCTACTTTTGTATCTGGTCTAACCTCGATTGTCTTACTATCGCCTCTTATTATCGGTCTATATTCCTGACTATCTGATAATTGTTGCTCCCATTGTTCCTTCCTAGCTGCATACATCTTCTGATTATCCGGGTCTAAGGAATACCTAGACAGCCTGTCAAACTGCTCAACCATTCTGCCTGCATACTGCTGCTTCTGGTCCTGCTTGTAATCTTCCTTGACCTGCTCAAGCTCTTTCTTGGAAAACTTGCTATCAGGCTCATCATCAAGTTCAGGGAAGTATGTTGTATGTACATCTTTGCAGTTAGGATGGTAAAGCCCTGCTGCCATAGCAGAAGACATAAGCGGATAAGGGCCATCCGATGCCTTACCTCCACTCCACACATCATCTATAAGTACTTTCCCAACAAACGGAAGACACTTAGGGCAAGCATTAGCACGCTTATTCATGATAACTGTACTAATTCCCCATGATTGTCTCATTTCGCCTTCTCCGGTCAGATATGCACGCTTACACGCTGTCTGAATTGCCATCTTAGCATATGATTTCATTGAATGTCTTGCACCATTTGAATATTCTATGCAGTTAATGCCTGCCTTAAGAAAATCCTTTGTGGCCATATCTACAGCCTTCTCATATGTTCCTGCGCCTGTAGCTGCATAAACTTCCGCATTGAATATTATCTGCCGGTATTTATCCTCTGACATTCTAAGCATAGCTTTCTCTGCCGTGCCAAAATCATTCTTTGTCGCTTTTATCAGAGCTTCCAGCTTTCTAGTATTAAGCCTGAAAAAAGCACCTTCAGCGCCCTGTGACACCTTAGATGCTTTTAAGCCTTTCTTCAAGGCTCTTAATATCTTCTGTTCCTGTTCTGTTCCACCTTCCTGCCTGGCTGCAAATATCATTGCATCAATAGAGTCATTTATGTTGCTAAATGACTTCGTGAACTTCTTTTTATTCTGTGCCTTATACTTTTCCAGAGCCTTAAGCTGTTCTACCTGCCACTGTGACCAGTTAAACCCCATATCTGTCTCTTCTGCTCTGTGGTTTGCAATATTACGCATCATGGAAGCAATCAGCTCATCTTCTATGGCTTTAAATGCTTTCTCTATATCATAGTCCGTATTTAACATAGGCTACCTCATTAAAAGCTTTCCACTTCAAATCCATCTAATTCTGTATTAAGTTCCGGTTCTGTTATCTGTTCAATTCCCTGTTCTGCCTTAAGCCTTGCAACTTCTTCCTGTTTCCAGTCATCATCCTTAGTGTCTCCATACAGCTCATCAATTGACGCTTCTACACTCATAATGCCTCCCTGCTTGGCTTTGCTTACTGTCTCAACCTGACTTTCAAAGCTAGGGTTCGCATATTCACCAAATGTCACATCAACATCAATGTCCTGTGTTGTTGAATTATTAAGTGTATCTATCGCCTGCAATGTCATTTTTACAAGCTTCGGAAGAACCTTCTGGAGCTGATTTACAATATTGTTTCTACTGTACAGCGTTGCTTTTTCCTTTTCCCTCTGTGCGTCTGCATTATCGAGCTTCTTTACATCTATGCCCAATGTAGAAGGGCTCATGATTCCCTGCAAGCAAAGGTCCAGCGCCGTGATATATGTAGCAAGATATCCTTCATGTGGTATCTCGCTCTGTTCTCTCTCAATTTTATAGTTTGCACCTTCTGCCATAGGAGCTGAATACTGCATATAAGCATTATCAAACGGATTCGGCAACATAACCTCTCCATTACTAGGATTTCTAGGAAGTAAATTCTCTGGTATATATTCCTTTGTTCGGTTATGTCTTAAAGCATCCATCCACTGGCTCCATGCTTCATCTAGCGCGTCAAATTCATCTATCTTGCTGTCATATATGCTTTTACCTCTACCCTTGAACTTTGCCGATTTATAGAACATAAGCGGTATGGCCATCATAAAACTTTTATCTTCCCATGTTACAGGCCTTAAACCTGCAAGCTCCGGCACAGTGCTGATATCACATTCTTTATTATCTCTTGTGAGCATATATGTGATATAACCTTTGCCATATGTTTCAAGCAGAATGTACTCCTGATTCTTAACTGTGTATACTGTCTTAAATACAACCTCTTTCACTCTTCCACGTTCTTTTATTATCTCTACCCTGTCGCCAGGATAAAACTCTATAATTGGATACTGGCTAAGGTTCGTATCTATGGATAGCTTAAATGCACCATCTCCAACAATAAGTGTATCTGAGATTGCCTGTTTTACAAGATCTGTAAAATCGTTCTCTTCTGCTATCTTATCCCAGTCTGACTGCCTGCTGCCAACGTCTACCTCGTTCATATCAGCAACAACAATACTTGCAAGCATATCAACCATCATTGCAGGTAATCCTACATGTATCTTTCTTATTGCTAATCCAGGAGAGCATTTTGCAGCCCAGAATCTTGTCTTATCCCCATCCACCTGATCATACAGCTGTGACAGCTCTTCGCTTACACCTCTGTACCATATCTGATTCTTAATGGCATTACCTTCAAAGTCGAAGATTTCCTGTATATTAATTATTCCTCTCTGTGCCGGCTGCACACGCAACCATGTCCTTATTCCATCTCTTATCTTATCAACCATAGTATTAAATATGCTCACCTCTCTCACTCTCCTATCTATTCTCTACTCCAACTTTGTCTCTGTATGGTATCCAGCCATATTGTGTACTGTTAACCATGTGATCATTTCCATCTTCCGGCTCACAGTCTTTATCTTCCAGCCAACTGTATACCTGCAGTTCCCCCGTATAGTTCGTGCATGTATCTACAACATAATAGCTTGGCTCTTTGCCCTTTTCATCATTAAAAGACATCCAGCCAAGCTGCAAGTTTATTCTGTCTATTATTGTTACTTTCTTATATGCATTATTGAATATATACAGGCATTCATGATGTTCTCTCTTATACTTGGCAAATTCTGTTATTGTTGCTTGGTCAGCGTTATCAACAAATGTATTCTTTGCCATGCCACCCCATTCTTTTCTGTTACGTTCCAAGAAGTCTATGTAATTCCTTACTGTATCACTTGGAGCTATTGGTATATCAAGTTCCGCATTGTTATATACCTTTTCATCCAGTACTATCAACTTGCCTTTGTTGGTTATTCCCATAAAGGACATAGCAATAGTATCAGGACTCTTGGTTGAATATGCCGTATCAAGACCGCTTGTATATATTACAAACCATTCTGTCTGCTTGTCGTCATATTCTCGCTTAATAAATGCCTTAGCCTGTTCCTTCGTAATAACATGTCTCTTGCAGAAATTGGAAAAGACAAGACCTGTAGCCTTGCCTCTTAATCCTGATATCTTGTTCTTATATATCTTAGTACCAGGCGGATAACTTAATTTCTTCTGCTCTATCTTTTCAGGTGTCATTGATATGTTATCTTCCATCCTGAAAAACCAATACACCCAGTCTTTAATAGGCTCACAACCGTTAAGATCCTTCCATATCTCTTCCGGCACATCTGCCTTGTACTTATCAATCGGTCTTGCGTGATTGATGTACTCTGAATATATTGGCAGCGTAGGCGCATCCGGATTAAGTGTACCTACAAAGTATTCAGAACGTCCGAATATTTCTCGTATGAAGTCTATGTTAGCTGTATTGCACTCATCCACCCACACACAGCCAAACTGTGAACCCAAGGCATTCTTCCACTTGCTGGCATTATCATAGCCAAGAACATATATTATCTTGGTACTGCTGCCAGTTTTGAATTTAATATGTGGAAGTTTATTCTCTTTATCACCGTTTCCACAGTATTCCAAATTAGGGAATATCTGAAGTAATCCCATATCTGCATTGATGATATTCTTTTCAATGACACCTGTTGTGTTACCGGCTATAACATGTAGCTTCATATCTGATTCTGCTACATTCATGATAAACTTCACAGCAACCGTTGTTGTCTTACCTGATGCAGTAGAACCTTCAAGGAATTCTGCTCTTGCCGGTGTATCTATGTAGTCCCAATACTTATCACTTAGAAGCATCAGGCTCACCCCTTGCCTTACGCTGAGCAAGAAGCTCTGCAAGCTCATTCTTTACAGAATCGTTAACATTAGCATCTATTTTCTCAATCGGATTAAATCCTGCTCTATCCATAATATCTTTAGCAGCCATATGAGCCACCATATCATTGTGAGAATCTAGCAATCTAATCTGCTTTCTAAATGCTTTTGGTGCAGCATACTGCAGATTAGAACGCATCATCTTATTGTACTCTCTCTGAAATTCCTCACAGTTCTTTTTCCACTCACATAATGTCTTCGGTGAAATGTTAATTGCCTCTGCTATTTTTTTGTCCGTCATGTCCCCTCTAACCAGCAACTGTAAGCATTTTATCTGTTTTGGCTTTAACATATTATCACCTGCCTTTTATTAACATTTATTAACATTTTCTGTTCTTGCATATAAAAAGGCACCAGCATTAAGCCAGTGCCTCATCAGGGGTATTTAATTAAGGAGAAATTATGCTTTACCTCATCCATCTTGTCCAGTTTAGATATTAACACAGACAAAACGAACAGAGCGAACAAACTTTAAATTTTTGCTAAAAATCTTTCTACGGCCATCCTACAACCATCTGCTGTGTGGTGTTTTCCCATCTTTCTTGCTACCTGTACCCAGGATAAACCTTCTATGTATCTTAATGTTATAAGTCGCCTCATTCTGCTGTTGTCAATTTGATTAATGCATTGTTCTATGAGGTTTATCTGCGTATCTATCTTCCCTTTAATGTCTATCTGCTGTTGCTGTCGTACTAAAAGAAGCGTTCTCTTCTGTGAATATGCCGGATAAGGGAAGCCTTCTACAACAAAATGCTGCTTACCCCCATTTCCACCGGTAACACTATCCTTTTCCGTATAGCCTTCAGCTTCCATTTTATCAAGTTCTCTTTGTATCTTATCAATTGCAGCCTGTATTTCCTGTTTCTCCTTAACCAAATCATTGTATTGCTTAAGAAGGTCTTTTATATTGTTATTTTTCAAGTTGTTCATCACCTACCCTCTTCTCATCTGCTGCCAGTTTTTCCTTATCCAAGATTTCCAAAATATAATACTGCTTATCTGGTTCAGCTCCCCACTCTGGTCTACCTTTTCCAATCCTTAATCTACATCTTGCTTTTATTGCTTTAGAATCCTTGCTATATCCATTACGGAAAATAATCTCCTGAACCCTGTCTTTTCTTATCTCCTCTGGTACTGCCTCTCCTTGCAACAGTTCATATTTGCTTCTATCTGAAAAGATACTTGATGGATATATAGTTATTGCTCCGAACAGATTCCGGAATCTTGTTTCATAATATTCTTTTATTTCTCGATACTCTTCTTTCTTCTCGCCTGAAAGAATCATATCAAACCACTTCCTCTGGATTGGTAATGTCAACATCGTAAATCACCTTCCTTTATTATCCTAATTGCCCTTTCAATCCCAATATGAAAAAAGTCATCGCATTCAGCATCAAGATAAGAACTGACCTCTTTAACATATCTATCAAAATCAGCATATGATAGTTCTTTTTCCTCTTCTAACTGTTCCAAAATCTTGTTAGTATCATATGCTGTAGGCATATTCTTAATAGTACCTATAACCATTTTCCTATATGCCTGTATTGCATCTTGCATTAATGCGGCAAAATCGTCTAAATCAACATTTTCTCCCAATATTTCTTCCACGGGAATATCAAATGTGATATTTGTTCCTGTACTATTTAGCTTGTTTATAAGCTGTTCTCTGCTGATTAAATCGTTCATACTCCCTCCTGATAAACATCTCTCCATCACACCAGAAGTAATCTTCCGCTGGCATGTAGTTCTCTATAACCATTTTGTTATTACATGTATATGTTCCGTCTGCTGCCACGCTCTTAGAACACTGCTCGCAACAGGTATACTCACATAAGTGTTTATGTCGTCTTCTGCTCACCCTTTCACCTCTCATTTTCCTTTTTGAATAAAAAATACCAACCATCAAATAATGACGGCTGGCTTTATATTTTTTATTCATATCTTGTTTTCATTATGCCTTTTATTGTATCCAATGATATATTATCTGTCGTTTTATAAAAAACACCTCTATATTCGCGTCCCACATCAAACTCCGCTCTTTGAACTATAGAATCACTTATACCAAAAATATTACTTATTGCTTCAGGCACTCTTCTTAATATAGTTCGTGAGCTTGCACAATTTTCTAATTCATCATCAAATAAAACAGACTCACTTTCCAAAAAATACTTTATTTTTTCTCTGTTTTCATTAACGATTCTCTCTGCACTAACAAGAAATTCATCTTTCATCTGCTAATACCTCCTTATATTTATATTATATCCGTCATTATTTAATTGTCAAAGAACAATACTTAGACAAACCTTAATTGCTCTGTCTTTTCTTCATTTTTATTGATTTTTATTTAGGAGTACCTTATACTGTCATTACAAGGTACTCCTTGTGTTTTGACAATCCCTATGTGCTGGCTAGGCTGTGAGGGATTGTCTTTTTTCTTGTCTTTTCCGGCTTGCTAATGCAATAAGAATCTCAAAAAATCTTTTTGTATCATCAGATACTTCTGCATTGTTTATGAATTCTACACACTCCCTAAAATTATTTTCTGACATTTCAACCAAGTTCTTTAACATTCCAAATGTTACTAAATCATTCATATTAGCATCTCCTTTGTTTTATTATAGTTTCATTATACACTATAACAAAACATTGTCAACACTTAAGTAAATATTTTTACACTCTATTGAAACATTTTACATAATGATGTATAGTATTCTAAAAGGAGGTGTTTAATATGAGTAATGATATTCGTAATGAAATTAAGTCATATATAGCCAAAAGCGGTATGACATTGACAGATATCATATCTGAATATAATAAAACTCACGAACCAACAACTACACAGAATATATCTAACAAATTAACTCGTGGAACAATCAAATATAGTGAATGTCTCGCATTAGCAGATATCATGGGTTATGACATTACTTGGGTTAAGAGAGGTTAACGCCTCTCTTTTTTCATGCCAAAAACTTGTTTATAAAATACTGCTGCCCTTTTCCAGTTACTTTAGTCGTTCGGTTTATACGGACTGAACCATCTGGATTATTCACTGTACTTTCTTTAACCTCAAATAAGTTCATATCCATGCTCTTCTGCGTCGGCATATTGTAATCTGAACCATTCCTCTTTATTAAGTATCCATTTTCACGTAGCCATAAAAACAACCTTTTCTGCCCCATATCAACACCATTCTGTTTTATCAGCTTTGCTAAATCACCGATTAATATTGATGTATGACTAGCCGAAACTGCATCAGCGAATATTTCTTTGGGTTTCATACGCTGATAATCAATAAGGAGTGTAGTATTCGTTTCCTTTAGACTATCAATTGTCTTATTTGCTACTTTCAGCGCTCTAGCCATAACCTGTTCTGGTGTATTCCATGCCTTTTCTAAATTAATCAGATACTGACGGCACTTCTTCCCTTTTTCTGTTCTACTCATTAAGCAGATATGTTTTGCCATATCAACTGTCATGTTATAGTCTTGCAAATCTCTTATTTGCACTCCACCATTGTTTTGAACCTCCGTACCTTTAAGTACACTGGTAAAATCTTCTCCTTCAACAAATCCTTGAGAATTAGAATCAAACCAAGCTGAAAATCTCTTGCTTATTTCAAGAGCATCGTAAAGTTCTCTCGCTGACACAGTCTGTGCTTCATCATTTACCGTTATTAAAGTATTCATAATGTTAAAATCTCCTTTTTATTTTACTTATGTTACTAATTTCATTCAATTTTATAAAAACAATAAATTTAATTTTAATTTCCCATAAAGTCAAACAGTGTAGGTGTTTCTATCTCATTTTCTGCTTCCTGAAGATATCCAACACCATCTCTGAAATAGTCACAGCTCAGTTCTATTCCATAGCCGTATCTTTTCATCTTTACTGCCGTCATTGGAACTGTCATTAAGCCTCCAAACGGGTCAAGAACCATATCACCTTCATTACTGTATCTGTTAATGATTCTTTCAACAATATCAAGCTGCAGTGGGCATACATGCATCTGCTGCCTGCGTCTGCTCTGTGTTGTATTAAGTGTTCTCATTCTGTTTATATCATCCCATACATCAAGGTTATTCCATGAACCGGGAGCGACAACCATAAATGTGGCTGGGAGCTTATCATTTTTATCTAACTCTTCCGCAAGCTTCACATGTTCTTCATAGCTGTATACATTGGAACGGCTGTATTCCCTATAAACTCTCTGTAAATCATCAACACTGAATTCCTTAAGCTCATCCTTGCTTATAAGCCTGTCGCCTGAACTTCTCCAGTATCCGTGAGCGTCTATCTGCCATTGTGCCCTTGTATAATCTTCCTTGGTTTTCTTTACAGGATCATCCGCATATGCATTAGACTTATCCGTTGGAAGCTTTCTGAACAGAAGTATGTACTCAGGACAGCCTACGCCCATCTTTGAACCGTCTTTACACTGTTCCGACCATCCAAGGCGGTATGTCTGGTTATTCTCCCTTACCACATCTGTGACAACTGTTATCATGCCAAAATACTGAAATCCGTGTTTCATGTAGTGTTCTATACACTGTGCGTGAAATGGTTCTATTGTAGGCATTCCAGTTCCTGTAGCATTTCCAAATAATACCCTGTCTTTAACATGGATGGCTGCTACCCTGCCAGGTTCAAGAATCCTTAAAAGCTCCGGTGTAAGGAAGTCCATCTGCTCAAAGAACTTTTCTGTATTCTCGTTATGTCCGAAGTCGTTATAATTGGCGCTATACTCATAATGGTTTCCGAATGGAATGGATGTGTGTATAAGTCCTACAGAATTACTCTCAATCCTTCTGCACTCTTCAACACAATCATCATTTACCGCTGTATAATGCTTTCCCTGTACTTTCACTGTCTCAACTCCCATCTTTCTCTCTAACCGCTTTATTTTAGATGCCGGACTTAAACCATATTTCTTTACAATATCCGTCATTTTCTTAACCATATGATTATGATTCTTCCATTTCTCTAGCAGTGCTTCTTTTATCTGTCTTTCGTTCTCCATGTATATAATGTCTATAACAACTGTATCTGTCTGTAAGAACCTGTAACATCTATGTACTGCCTGAATAAAATCGTTAAACTCATAATCAATACCCAAGAATATCTCCCTGTGGCAGTAACGCTGAAAATTACAGCCCGAACCTGATATTGATTTCTTTGTTGCAAACAGCTTGATTCTTCCCTGTGCAAAATCAATAACACGCTTTTCCCTTAGGTCATAATCCTGTGAGCCGTATATATCTACAACTTCCGGTATTGCCTTAAGAATTGCTTTTCTTTCAGACTCTAAGTCATGCCACAAAAGGAAATGTTCCTCAGGCGAACTCTCTACAATCTCTTTCATTTTTTCAACACGCTGGTCAATGCTGTTCCTTTTTACTTCTGCAGCTTCCTTCAAGCCTGCTGCCGCTTCTGTAAATAACTGCATTTGTCCTGTTCTATCAGATGTATCTCCATAATGTATTGGTATCTCATGCCACCTTACATCAAGCGGAGGTAATACATATCCCTCATCGGAATATTCCGGATTTACATCTGAAGGTTTCGTTATGAACAACGCCCATGATGAAACCCACAGCCAGAATTCATCTTCCATATTCGGGTACAATGTAAGATTGTTTGCCTTAGTGCTGTCTCTCTGAAAGAATCTTGTAAGTGCCTGCCCTGTATCCATTACCTCAAGATAGCCGGCATAATGTATAAGCTCTTTGTATTTGTTTGGACTTGGCGTTGCTGTTGCTACCAGCTTGTAAGGGACATTCTTGAACTTATCAAGAAATGTCTGGTATGTCTTGCTTCCAAAAGACCTTAAAACACTTGCTTCATCTAACGATGTCGCAACAAAATAATCCGGTCGTATATCACCGTCTCTTACTCTTTCATAGTTGGTAAGCACAATACTGCTGTCACAGGATTCTACTTCTTCCATGCTTCTGCAATAAACAGGTGCATCATATCCAAGAACATTCACAGCGTCCTGTGTAAATTCCTGTTTTACTCCAAGTGGAAGAACAATCAAAGCCCTTCCGCCCTCGTGATCTATTACCTGTTTACAGAATTCTATCTCCTGTATGGTTTTACCTAAACCAAAACTTTCAAACAAAGCTCTTCTTCCACCTTTAAGTGCCCATATTACGGCATCCCTTTGATGTGGCTTTAATGCTTTGTTAATATCTGTCGGATTTACTTCAAATCCGCTATCCTGTGCAAGTTCTATCTTGCTTTCTAAAAACTCTTTGTATGTCATTTCTGAAAGGAACATCGTACGAATCACTCTGGCCAGAGTTCCAGGCTCCTTTCTGATACTCTTATTTCTCTGCTGCCCTCATGCATTTATATGAGCAGTAATATTTACAATTTCTTTTGTAGCCCCATGTCTCTCTGCTTACCGTTATTGTGGATACATATTTACCACATTGTGCACAATAAAACCCAAAAGCATCATTGCGCTTCTTTACTGGGAGACTTCGCCTTTCTATCCGGCTTGTCCTCTTTTACTGTTACTGCATCGCTTAATGCAGAAATACAGACTTCTAAAGACTTACAATGTTCTTCAATTACCTCACTTAAGCGGTTCTTGATATATTCAGCCGCATCATCTGCTATGTCTTTCATGCCTGGGAGCTTGTACAGCCTTGTATATCCTGCGTAATGGCTTCTGTCTTCACTCGGCTCTCCCTTGAACAAATCTTCTCCAGTAAGCTCTTCCTTGACGCGGTACATATCCAGTACCATATTCGCACCATCTTCAATTGCAAGCCCCAGCCTGCCTATCTGTAACAATGTTTCCTGTGTCATTAGTTGTCCTTTCCAGCTTTACAGAATCCGACAATAACACTTGCTAATGCTGCTCCGGCTATAAAGCTTATTATCTCTGCAATCATATATCCTCCTACTCCCTGTTGTTCTCTAGCAGGGCATTATAAAATTCAGGGTCCTTAGGCGGACGCTGTTCGTAATTTGCAAATTTTTTTGCGCGCGCAGGCGCTATATTATTTTGTTTTTGTTTATGTTTATATATGGCTACGGTTTCTCCTACGCTTTGTCCTACGGATTGTACTTCGGTTTGTACTACGGTTTCTCCTACGCTTTGTCCTACGGATTTGAAAGTACAAATTTTATATTTATTAGGACTCCCTTTCTTCCCTCTTTGGAATTCTATAAGACCTGCATCTATTAATCTGTTCCTGTTCTCGACTAACGTAGCCTCTCTTGACATCTGACAACGAGACATTACTCGCTGGTTATCTACTTGTATCCACTCGCACCACCCAGCCATGTTATTAATACTAAGTAATTTGTAGTACAATAACTGCGCTGAGCCTGGCAAGTAATGACTTTCGAGCCACCTTTCAAACCCGTTCAGTTGTTTTATGTAGTCGATTCTCTGTTCTGTCCTCACTGCACCACCTCTTCCAATACCACCTCTATTCGTGGATTATGCTTGTCTGTGAAAAAGTGGTCTTCAAAACCTACTATATTGTTCCAGCCATCATTATCCAGAACCTTACACTTAACAAGTGCGTCCTGTATAAACTTATGTGCAACACCTGATATATTATCAAGGTCACGCTTTCTATTTGGCTCATAGAAGGTATATTTAATCCTCACTGGATTATTTATATGAGTACGCTTTAATTTAAGCCTTATTGCGTTAGATATAAGCATCTGATACTGCTGTTTCATGTCATTACCGTCACAATGTCCATTATGAAAACATCTTTCCGCTTTAAGGTATTCATTCAATCCCGGCAGTGTGCCTTTGATTGTAAATGTATAGAACATCTTTCTCCTTTCCGCCTCCCGGTAAGTATGCAACCGGGAGACTGGTTTTATTCTGCTGTGCGAAAAAATGTGATATATTCAGCAGTTATAAATAAGACCTTCCATATCTTTCTCTGAAAGCTTCTCTTGCAGGATCATCTTCATTCCCATAAAGACTTCTATAATATTCTTTTTCCCATGCAAGCTGACCTGCTATCTTACTCAGCTTTTCAGCAATGCTGTTATCATGTATCTGCCTTGTACCACCTGCCATATTATGTTCAGCATCACATACAGGTATCTTTACTCCATCTTCTTCTGCAAGTTCTCTGATTCCTATACCGAACAGCAGATGATGTTCTGTCTGTGTAGGCTTTCCACAAAAGATACAGAATCCGTTATATTTAGTTAAAACACTTTTCATTCTATACCTCCCCAATCAAATCACTTGACCAGATAGGAGCTTTAAGTATCTTTGTATGCTTGCAGTAATCACAGTGTTCACACCTTACAGGATCTATGTCATTATTCTTTAATGCCAGTATCTTAGGCACATTGTTCTCAACTTCTGCAAGAGCTTCATCAAGAAGAGACTGTTCACATGCTATAACCTGTATATCCGGCTCTTTCTCCTTTGATACTGCTGCTATAAAGAATGGCAGTTTCTTTCCTGTATTAATTTCCACAACCTTCTGATATACAGCTCCCTGAAGGTAATATCCCCACTCATGCAGAAAATTCATGTTTCCTGCATCAGCATGATAGAATGTCTTGGTTATGCTCTGGCATGTCTTAAGGTCAACAATGCACTTATCCTTAATATAACTGTCAATCTTAATTTTCCATTTAGCGCCAAACATATCAGCAGTCATTATTACCTGCTTTTCTCCGCTCATATATGCCATAAATAACTCATCTCGTTCACATCTGTTAATCATTTCATTGGCCTTAATATATTTAGACATAAGTGAACCGTCTTTCTTAAACATACATGGATGCTGTGCCTTGAATACATCAAGCGTTCCCTCAAAATGTGCATCAACATAAGAACCAACCATAAGAGCATCTGAATCTTCCATATTCTCAACCCATTCTTCATTGAGTTTAGCCATTGCATAGGCTTCACAACCAGGACGACCAAGCGAGCCGATAAAATTTTTATACTGAGATACACTTAAGTATTCTCTGTCCGCATCTGTACTGTAATAATTTTCACTTGTCAATATCATTCTGAAGCACCTCCCATAGGATTAGGAACTTCCTCTTCTACTGGGAAATAATCTTCCGCTTTAGCCTGTCCATCCTTAAGGGCTTTATATACTCCTTTTAGGTTAATAAATTCATCTTCTCCGAAATCCGCACAATTACGTTCCGCATACTTTTCTATCTGTTCTCTTGTAACTTTGAATTCAACTTTAAATGCATTAATAAGCTTGGTTACTCTTTCATTAATAGGCTCCTTGCCTATTCCTTTTCTAACAGTTTCTTTACACTCTCCAACAGCCATATCAACAACATCTCCTGGTATAACTCCAAGAATGCAGGCTCTCATTCGTCTTGCACCAAAATTAGCTGTTGCCTCATAAATATCTCTGCTATCTGTAAGCTGATATGTACCCTTCCTAGTGTCTCTCTTATGCTCTACTGTAAATATCTTGGTAACTCTTGTATTTGATTCCAGATCCCAGGCATAAGCCATCATCTCTGAAGAACCATTCTTCTGTTCAAGTTCAATAACTCCGTAATCAATATTACCCCAGTTCTGAGCAAGAGCTTCTGCAAGCCTTATAGATGGTCCCATAACAGTCTGTCCGCCTCTTGGATAAGAATATATAGCCTGCTCTGCTAAAGTTGCTCTCTGGCATGTTCTCTTGATTCTCTCCATTGCATCATATTCATCTCTTGGGAACTTCTTGGCCATTACTATTGCTCCCTGAACTTCCTGTGCCTGTCTGCTTATCATCATCTCTGTCTGTGATGTTTTAGGAACAGCCATCTGCTGTCCCATTGGTATCATACTGTCCATTAATTAACCCTCCTATAATTCTGCAACTATTAAATCTGTATCATCTGTTGTTCTTGTTGCTATAAACTGCAGTCCCTTGTCCTTGCATTTTTTATAAAGCTGATTTCTAAGTGTTGTAGAAAGCTTCTCTACACCATCTATAAGCAGGAGCTGTATTCCATTCGGCTTCTGCAAAGCTACATCAATGCATAAATCCAGCTTTTCCCCCTCTGATAAATTACTGATTGGAAGTCCGTTAATAAGAGGTATTCCGTTTTCAACTGAAAGTCCTTCAATTGGTATACTGCATTCCTCCAGTATTTCGCCCGGTAATGTTCGTGCTTTTTCAATCTTATCTGTTAAAATCTGTGACTGCTCTGCCAACTCATCTACCTGATCCTGAAGCATTACCATTCTGTCATACTCATTAATGTGGGCTTTCATATCTTCAATAGCCTGTGCCTGTTTACTAAGTTCAGATGTATCTCTTATATCTCTATCAGCATACTCATTGTACTCAGCACATTGTGCGTTATATTCAGCAACAGAAGCTTCATAAGTTTTATCTGCTATAGCAAGCTTGTCTGCCTTCTTAGATGCAAGACTGCTCTGTTCCTGCCTTAAACTTACAATCTGTCCTTCAAGTCTTGTAATATCCTCAGTTATCTGCTTATCACGAGAACTGAACTCTCTTTCAATAGCAGCTTTTTCAATCTCTCTATCTGCCTCAAACTTACGGATTTTATTGTTCTTGTTCTCAATTACCTGCTTGGCACGCTCCACAAGCTGATTATCACGCTGAATACTTTCTATCTGTCTATAGATATCTCCAGCAGATGCATTTCTCCACTTCTCAGCGTCATAACCTTCTGGAAGTGTCCTGCCTATATCTTCTATAAACGCTATCTTATTTCTTCTGTCTCTGTCTATATTCCTTCTGTTCTGGTAATACTCTCCATTTTCACTCTGAATGTCATTAAGAACTGCAAGAATATTCTGGTCATAATTAACCCATGACGGTATCTCTCCAAACCACTGCTTAATAGTGCTCATATCCCAGTCATACTGAATCATATCCAAAATGATTGCATTCTGCTGTTTCTTATCCATAGCCATAAACTCTATTGGATTAAGCTGCAAAGGGGTAAATATCTCCTTAAGAAAAGCTTCTGGGCTTCCTATTTCACTCCCGTTCTGCTTTATAGATTTGTAATCCGCTCTATTAATACGGCTCTTTCTATCAATAGATAATCCGCTATCCGTCTCAATAAGAATTTCTCCTTCAACAGCTCCGCGTCTTACAATTACATCTCTCCCAGATTTATTAGTTAATGCATATCTGATAGCATCAAGTACTGATGATTTACCTACACCATTTGAGCCTGAAAGCTCTATGCTTTCACCATTCATGTTAAATTCCCTGATACCCAGTATGTCTCGAATCTGAATCTTTGTTGTTCTCATTATTTCCTCCAAAATTAAATACCATTTGCCCGTTTCGGGACTCCTTAAAATTACCCATATACTGTCTGCGTCTTTCTTCCTCCTTATCCTGGCAATCACATTTTTCTCCAGGATCTAAAAGAGCACCACAGTAACTACATTCATAATTCCACATTGCTTTTTACTCCAAAATGGTCTACACTATCATTGAGTTATTATCTGAGTTGCGGTGTTGCCTCACTGCAGCTCTTTTTATATAGTTGGAAGTCTGTATGTACCTTCCGGCACAAAGCTGAATATCTCCAACAATCTCAGCCTTGTGTACCATCTGGCAGCCAGCTCCGTGTTACCATTCCTAAGATTCTCATTAATTCTCTTGTTGTAAGATATTATTAAACCTACACGCCGCATATTATCCTCCTTTCCTAAATTACAATATCCTTTGGTTCATTCGGATTCGTTAAATCCTTTCCCTCGTTATCCCTAAAGAATCTTTCAAGCTCTGACTTTCTTATTCTTGTATGAGGGATTTTAAGCACCCTTATCTGATTTGCGTTGATAAGTGTATAAACATACTGTTTAGAAGCTCGCATGATTGTTGCCACTTCCTCCACTGTATACACCATATCCTCCGGCTCCCTCTTTATTGTTGCTATCTTCATAAGCCTGCTCCTTTCCTTAATCTATTTCCTCTTAGGTTCATGGCATAATACCAATATTGTTATGCAGATAATTGCTGTTATCGCTACTGCTGTATAATTCATTTAATCCTCCTTCATTTTCACCCAGTCTTCTACATCTTTCTGTGTCATCCTCATAGGAGCAAGCTTTGCACCCCAGTATTCCGACTCTACTGTTACTGCTTCAATATTTTCTTCCTGCATATACCTCAGTAAGTCCTCTGGTTTTCCGAAGTTAGCGTATTCTGTTCTTATAATCATTATGTTCACTCCCTTGCCTTATCTTCTCCTATCTCCTATACTTTCCTTACAGGCTATTGCCGTAGCCGAGTAAATATAAAAGAGGTATCTTACCATGAGTGTAAATTTCCAAATGATTGAATCAATTTCCGTTTCGCTGTCTGTTTTTGCGTCTTTGTACATATTTTGGAGAACCCCTAAATACTCCAACATCAAGGCCCGTTATGATAAACTTATCTTTCCACTATTTCAGCTTATAGAGCCATATCTGTTCACCGATTATTCAAAGGCACCTATAGCTGATATTGTTGACTTTATCGAGCAAAATGCTGTGTTTGCTGGTTCTCGAATAAACGAATGTACTTTCTACCTGAAAGAAGATTGCAATCAATATAATTTCAACAAGTTATGTCATTGGATCTATTTCGAATATAACTCTTCCAGCTTTATTCTAGGTTTAAGGGTGCATTCTATGTCATACCGTCTAAACAGACATCAATATGAAACAAAGTTTCTCTTTTTCATTTATGTGTTTTTATACATTTTCTTGTTGCTTATAGGCCTTTGTTTTGCTATCACTTTGCTTATAGCTGTAACATTTATTACACAAAGATTGATGGGCATATAATGCATATAAACATTATGATTAACGCTATAAAAGTGAATACAATTCCTATCTCTGAACTGCAGCCAAATGTTCCAACCCAGAACAGATATATCCAGCATATTATTAAAAGTATCAACCCTTTATGGTCCCACATTATATATTCATATTTCATTACTATATCAATCAGCTTCTGGTCTATTTTTGATATCTTCATCTTCTCACCTCCTCGAATAGATAATGTCACATATCGTGTCATTATTAATCAAAAAAAATAGACTGAACCGACTTTCCATAATACTGTGCCAGTTTAATCTTTATAGAATCTCTTGGGATTCTTTCGCCACATTCATACATAGACAAAGCCGAATCACTTATGCCTATTGCTTTCGCAACTTCACTCTGTGGCTTATTTCCTCTTAACACTGTTAACCTGTTGCCTATTTCCTTGGGTTGCAAATTATCACTCCTTTCATGCCACACTTTGTGGCTCAACTGTAATATATCACTTGTCACATATCGTGTCAACACATTTTGTGGAATTTTTTCTTGATTTTTCCACAATTCGTGTTATTATATATTTAAAGTAACATAAGGAGTTGAATTATATGGGTGATTTTCCTAACATATTCAGAAAAATAAGAGAACAAAGTGGACTTACTCAACAGCAAATGGCTGATAAACTTGGTGTATCCAGAAGCGCTATTGGAATGTATGAAAATGGCGAAAGAGAACCAAATTTTGAAACTTTGGAACTAATTGCTGATACATTTAATGTTGATATGAACTATTTACTAGGTAAAAAACCTACTACTGAGGTTATTCCCGATAGGTATTACCTTGATGATGATGCCAGAGATATGGCTCAGTTTATGTATGAGAATCCTGAATACAAAGTTCTCTTTGACGCTTCTCGCAAGGTCAAGAAAGAAGATATCGACTTTGTTAAGCAGATGATAGATAGAATGTCAAATAAAGGGGATGATTAATATTACTACTAATGTTATTTACGCAGATATGCCTCCTACAATAAAGGCATACACTGTTAATAATAATGATGATTCTTTTACAATCGTGCTTAATTCTCGGCTAAACCGAGAACAACATCTTAAATCATATCATCATGAATTAACACACATTGAAAATGGAGATTATGACAGACAGTGCAAAGATGTTGATATGATTGAAATATATGCACACAACATAAATTAAGCATTAAAAAGGGGGAGAATGCTTTATATGCTTATAGATAAGAAAGAGCTAAAATCTTTAAAAAAGGCTGCAAAATTTTTAACTAACAATAAATTTTATATTACACTCTCATACATAAATGGTCTTCAGTATGAACGCCAAATAACTTGTAATGTTGGAATGTTTGAAGATAAATTGTTTATAGATTTCTTTGGTGGAAACAAATATATTTATTCTACTCATGAAATAAATAATGTATTTCTCTCTTTAAAATACATCGTTATAGAATTTATTGATAATTCTTTTATAGTTTTTTCTTCTTCTGATAACAACCTATTAAAGATATATAATACATTAGTTATGCAATATAATATACCTTCTGTCCAAAAAGATATTAAAAATTTTGTTGCCAACTTGAATTATTCAACAATATCACAGCAACCCATTAATGAGCCTACAGAATATTCGCCTTCATATTCTGATAAAACAGACTGCTCTTCATCAATATCAAATAATTTGGATGCACCGCAAACAAAAGATGCTCACATAGTTTTCCCAGATTGGTATATATCAATCTGCTTTGGAAAATCCTCTTCGGAAAATTACATGAAAGCTGTCACTCTTGCCAAGCAGGCTCCGCAATATCATACTCAAACGGATAATGGAATCATTCTTCATCAGGCTATATACTCGAGTGCTCCACAAGAATATCTCGCTTTTATAAGCTTATATGAATTGGTTAGCACATGGAAATCCAGTTTTACTATAATAAACGGGAAAGTCATTGACAGAAAGATAATAGGTAAGTTGAATTATTGTTATGGTGATAAATGCCGTAGTGGTGACCCACATTTTTGTTATGGTGCTAGTTATATGACCGAAAATCCTTTTGGTTGTCACAGATTACAAGTAAGTGCAGCTAATAATCCTTGGTGGTCATTCTACCGAAGAGTAGGAAATAATTATATTTTGAATCAAATGGAACTAAAAAAGAGGATTGACTCATATGCTTCTGTTTATTGTTTGTGTCCATGCTTTAATTATCAGCAAATAATCCAAGCATATAACTCTCTTCCGATAAGATTAACACAATATCAATATAATAGATTGTCTGCTAGTAACTGGGGATTAAGAATGTGATATCCCAGATGCAGAATAGTATAGAGAAAGTTTGAAAATGAGACAATAGTATATTGAGGTATTAATATGAGTGAAAAAGAACAGTTATTACAATTAATTGAAAAAGTTCCTGATTACAAGATTGGTTATGTATTAGCTTTTGTAAAGAGACTTTTAGCTTGTGATGATACAAAAAGTAAATAATCAATTATAAAATGAGGAGGTTACGCAATGAACACACTAGAAAAAATTGTTAGCAGTAACAAAATGCCGGTTCTATTTATAGGTTCTGGCATTTCTAGACGATATCTGCAGGGATATCCTGATTGGGATGCTTTACTACGCAAATCATTTAATATGTATAATAACGATTCCTATCAATATCAAAAACATATTGACCGTTTTAAAAGAGATAATTTTACCGATTTTGAAATAATGGCTAAGATGGGGACTCTAATAGAAAATGGTTTTAACGAAGCCTTTTTCGATAGAAAATTGTCCTTAAATTTTGTTAAGTCAAAAAATCCTGCGTGGGTAAAAAGAGGTGTGTCGCCTTATAAAATGTATTTGTCTAACCTTTTTAAAAAACTTCCTCTCAAAGATGCAGCTTATTTAACCAAAGAAAAAGAGAGTTTTAAAAATTTACGAAACAAAATTTCAGCCGTAATTACAACTAATTACGATCAGTTTATAGAAAAAGAAATATTCAATTCTGACTTCACTGTTTTTACACATCAATATGAATTGTTTTCTGCTGATAGTTATAATTCCGCAGAAATATATAAAATACATGGTTGTGTTACAGATGCTAATTCAATTGTTATCACAGAAAATGATTATAACGACTTTGCAGATTCACGAAAACTTGTAATTGCAAAAATGCTTACCCTCTTTTCTGAATCTCCTATCATTTTCTTGGGATATTCATTTACAGATGAGAATGTAAGAAGTATCGTAACTGATTTTTTATCCTGCTTAACTGAGGAACAGCTAATAAACATAGATGAACACTTTGTTTTTATCTCTTTTAAAAAAGGCGAACGCAAGCTTGTTGAAACCAAAAATACAATATATACATCAAGCGGGAAGAAGATTCCAGTTACAGAAATCCAAACTGATAACTTTTTAAAAGTTTATGAAACTCTCAACAAAATTATACCAGGCATATCACCTATAAGAATTCGTGATACAAAAAGAATTGTGCGAAAAATCGTAGATGAGAATATAGCATCATCTAATGCCGAATCAATAATTGTTGGATTAGATGAACTTGATAAAATTGATTTATCCTCTAAGCCTTTAGCTATTGCTGTTGGATATCGTGAAAATATCCTTAATAAATATGGATACGGACTTGTAGATAAAAATCTTATATTTGAGGATATAGTTTATGATAACAAGCATTTTTCTGCCGAAGAAATGTGCATTGAGCGTTATAAATCAATTCCATATACCCAGCTTCTTCCAGTATTTAAATATATAAAAGCTGCAAACTTTAAACTTATTTCTGGTTCTCACTTAGAGACCTATGTTAAAAAGCACAACTCAATTGATGCAATTTTAGGATCATCAATAAAAAAGGCTTTGGTTAATATTCCAAAATATGCAAACTATGATGAACTTCAAAAGGCTTTAGATAAAATAACTGATACAAGAAAAGTACCCGCTATTATGTTGGCTAATTTACAAATCCTTGATATACCTAAACTTCGTGAATTATGTAAAAGACTTTTTGACACAGCTTCAGATGAATTATTTTCCAACACTTATTTTAAAAGATGTGTAATGTGTTTGGATTTCTGGGAAAATGGTCCATATAAAATATAAAAGAATAGCTAGTGAACCTTTTTTGGTACACACCAAAAACATCACTAGCTAAACCTTAGTCAATATATAAGAACATTTATATATGTTCTATTTGCTTTCCCAGTTAAATGGACCTTCAACCGTTAGAATAATCTATTATAGTTTGAAGTCCAAGTGTTGAAACTGTGTTAATATAATACAATTATTGTAACTAGGTGTCAACAGTTTTTCATCGCTATTTTTTTACATTTTCATACAAAATAAAAGCCCCTATGCCACCAACACAAGAGCTTTTACCCGCGACTTACAATTAAGCTTTGCTCAATGATATAATCGCCCTAGACAAGCCATATTATATCATTTGAAACACCGCTTTTGCAAGTAGGTGTATTTTTTATACCCATTTTTACTGTTGCACCAGTGCAACTTCCCCAAAAACAGAAAGGAATGATTAATATGAAAAAGAAAATATCTAAGGTCCTTACATATAAGCGTGGCAATCTATGGGCCTATCGTTTTGAATCTGCCCCTGTAGATAGCAAAAGGAAGTGGATTACCAAGAGCGGATTTAAGAACCAATCTGAGGCATATGAAGCCGGTATGGCAGCATACACACAATATAAACAGACTGGCAAGAGCTTCACTCCATCTAATATCTCTGTATCTGATTACATGGATTACTGGATTGATAATTACTGCAAGGTTAATCTAAAGGCTAATACAGCATCAACTTATAAAAAGAAAATTGATTTATATATAAAGCCGGCTATTGGTTCGTATTATCTTAAAGACATAGAGCCAAGCCTTCTCCAGGAGCTTATAAACAATCTTTTTAATACCGGAATGTCAAGAAACTCTCTCGGCAATGTTAAGGGTATTCTTACCAAGTCATTTGCCTATGCAAAGACTACTGCAAGATTTATTAATGATGATCCTTCTGCTACTATTTCTCTTCCGCTTCCAAGAGCAAAGGCAGAGGTTAAAACAAAAAAGAAAGTAAGAGTTGTATGGACTGATGAACAGCTTGATACTGTCTTTAAAACATTTGCACAGGGCCATATATATCACATGCCGCTCCTGCTCGCTTATAGGTGCGGTATGCGTCTGGGTGAGATATTTGGTCTTATGTGGAATGATATAGACTTTGCTAAAGGAATATTGAGCGTTAACAGACAGGTACAGAACCATAATGATAAATGGTATCTGGAAAATCCTAAATATGATTCATTTCGTACCATAGAACTTGATGATATAACACTTTCAGAACTTAAAAGACTGTACGAACATGAAAAGGAATGTGAACAGTACTATAATGAATACTACAATTATATCTACTGTGAAACACTTGAGGATGACTCTAAGAGACTTACTTATGAACCGGCTGGCGAATCAATACATATGGTGCTTGTAAGAGATGATGGCTCATGGATTCAGCCAAGAACCATGATGCACTGTTTTAATGTTATTCATCACAAGCTTGGCTTCACTGAGCTTGATTTTCATTCTCTCCGGCACACACACGCTTCTAATTTACTTGCCAAAGGAGCTGATGTTAAATATGTACAAGAGCGTCTGGGACATAAAAATGTAGCAACCACTCTTGATATATACGCCCATGTCACAGAAACCATGCGTGAGCGCAACAAGGACATATTAAATACACTATAATAAAAAGGCATCTGTACACACATCTCATTGTACACATTAAATCCTAATGTGTACAAAATGTGTACAAATGCCTTTTTTCAATGTGTACACATTAAAATTGTACACATATCAAAATCGTAAAACTTAGAATTTACCGTTCTTAGCAGCTTCCTCAATGGAAACAGCAACAGCTACAGTAGCACCAACCATAGGGTTATTACCCATTCCTAGCTTCTATTATTTTTTCTTAATTTATTATGTTATATTATGTTCTGGAATGCTGATAAATTAAGGCTTAACACGATATGGTGTGTGTTATTTTGTGTTATATTATGCTTATTAATGAATATTAATATTTTATTCTCGTGTAGACTTTTCGTAGACTTTTATTGTGTTATAGAAGTCTACATAGAAAATAAGCAGGAACAGTATTAACTATACCATTCCTGCTTTAATTACACAACATTTAATTCTTTTATATTATCAAGGTCAGACATATCCATGCCTTCATATTTTTGAGTAAATTCTTCAAGAGATTCTTTTCTTATTTTTAGGCTACCAAGTTTTAGTCCTGGTAATAATCCCTTTTTAATAAGGTCATATATCACATGTACATTCACCCCAAGTAATTGAGCTGCTTCTTTAACTGTGTATAATAATTTTTCTTTATTCTCCATACTTATGCCTTTCCTGAACTACCGAAGCCACCATTTCCTCTAATTGTATCACTGAGATTTTCTTTCACCTTAAATCCAAACTGTTCTACTGGCTGAATAATAATCTGTGCAATTCTATCACCTTCAGATACCGTTCTTACTTCGTTGCTCTGATTATACAGTGCAACCATGATATTTCCTCGATAATCTGAATCGATCACCCCGACCTTATTGGCAGGAGCTAATCCCTGCTTGCAAGATAAACCACTTCTAGCATAAACAAGACCGACATATCCATTAGGTATTTCCATTACAATTCCTGTATCAATAAAAGCTGTTTCACCAGGAAGAATCTCTACCTTATTTTCTTCGTTATGTATTACTGCATATAAGTCTGCACCTGCTGCATATACACTACCATATGTAGGAATCTTTGCATTCTCGTCTGTTTTCTTAATATTAATTATTTTCATACGTTTTTAAAATTCCTTTCTTGATTAGTTTTATTATTTCTGTGTTAATATTCTCTGTTATTCCCCTATTTACTTCACTATTTGTTTCATTGTAATATGGATAATATGTAGAACCTTCTGACTGAATATCATAAGTAAAAATATTTTCTTCCATATTTACATAGAAATACGCATATATGGTTGTTTTATCGTTCCATTTATATACAGGAACATATAATCTATAATCACCATTTTCCTTGTACCTAAATCCGTAATCAAGCAACTTATTTTTAGTTACAGATTTATTAACTTTAATTCTTCTTACTTCACTCATCGCTACATCTCCTTAATTTCATTTTCAAGATATTTGAGATATTCATCCCATTTGTCAATCATGTAGATATATTCCTTACCTTTGACACATTTGAGTCTCATATCTGCTTTAATATTCTCCCACGGAGTCTTCTTTGTAACCAAAGTTTGTAAATAAGAATGTGTCATTCTACTTAGGGTTAAAAGCTTCTCAGGAGGAATTTTAGACACGATTTCTTTGTACTGTGTCAATTTATCATCTGGGATTTTAAAGTCTTTATTTCGGGGTAAATTCTTTGGTGAAAATGGGCTTATAGACGCACCACTTGTTCTTGGTTTTAGTAAAGGAATAACCTTGTCTGAATTGACATATTTGAACTTAAATAAAATTTCAGAATCCGTTTCTTCAATATCAAATATAAGAGACGGTTCAGATTGCTGAATTGTTTTAATAATATTATGTCCTCTTATTAAAGAAGGAATATATGCTTGTAAAGTATTATGTCCATAATAGAATACCTTGTTACCATATTGACAAGATATATAACAATCAATATCTTCTAATGTGCCATTGAGCTTACGATTAAAATCGTTTGTATCTTTATTTACAGGACATAAGATTCTATATTTTCCTTTAAACTTATCGTATAAATATCCTATAGTTGTTCACCTCTCTTATTAATACTCCTCATATTCTTGTTCATCACTTATTTTAGGAGCGTTCTTTTCTGCTTCCAAAACAGTATCTAAATATTGTTTTATCCAATTTATTGTAAGAAAATAGATAAGCATGTTTATCACGCTTATCTGTCCCAACGAAGTAATCATCTCTAACTGTCCTTACATATAGGTCACATACTTCATATATTCCTACTGGCTTAAGCATTCGAGCATAATAGACCATTTTACCTTTTTGAATATCTGTTTTGTTCATTATTCTTCCTTACCACCATTTTTTACAAATTCTAAGGCATTATAAATACCTGCTGCATATCCTTTAATACGATCAAACTGAAAAGGATTTTCTTTAACAGCTCTTTCCTCTACATCTTCGGCAAGCTTTAACTCTTTTTTTAATCTTTTTATAATTCTTTTATGGCTTTCAAGTGACTGTATTGCTGATTCAATAGCTTCAATATGTTCACCTGTAGTTCCTTGTATATAACATAAATCGCAGTTGTCACACTTCTTATTATTACAATCTTCATGAATACCCTTAACCTGTCTTTTCTGGCATTTAAGATATGCTTTTAATTTTTCTAACGCTTCTTTATTATTCATAATTATTCCTTACTTAAATTAATTACAATATAAAACCAATTTGTTCTGAGCGAGAGATTGCTTTATATCAATCACTCGTTGGTTTTTTGAACCTCTGAATTTTAATGATAGGTCTTTCTGCTCATCTATATATTCTCCATCAACGAGTACATCTACATTGGAAATTATCTCCCATCGTGTAAGCCACTCATCTGCATTTGCTGCAAATGGAGTATATTTATATTCATTATATTTGGAATTTAAAAGATCAAAATTATATCCTGTATACAACCAGATAGTTTTCTCAGGAAAAGAATTACGGATTAGTTTGATTAGAGATAAGATTTCATCGAGATTCTGTTCAGCTAAACACTCACCACCAAGGAAAGATATTCGCTTAATATATGATCTATCAATAAGTTTTATGAATTTGTCTTTTGTTTTTTCTGTCCATTCCTTACCGCCATTAAAGTCCCATGTATCAGAATTAAAACAACCAAAACAGTGAAATGGACAACCTTGAACGAAGAGGGAGACTCCTACTCCCTCTCCATTTGAAATATCAAGGTTACGCATACTTGAATATCTCATATTATTCCTCCTCAATGTCGTCAAGATGTGGTACTCTATCATGAATATCACCAAGTCTACCTTGATTCCATCCATTACGTGCCGTACCTTTGTATCCACAAGTTCTACGAGTAATATCCATAGTTCTTACATCTCTATTACCACAATTAGGACACTCCCAAATCAACTTACCACCTTCATCAATAAGCTTGATTTCTTTGCTCCATCCACATTTCTGACAATAATCACTCTTAGTATTTAATTCAGCATACATATTATTATTATAAATGAATTTCATTACTTCAAGTACAGCAGGAATATTATTCTCCATATTCGGACACTCGATATACGAAATACTTCCACCTGGACTTAATCTTTGGAATTTAGCTTCAATACGAAGCTTCCCAAAGGCATCAATATGTATAAATACTGGGATATGATAAGAATTTGTGATGTATGTACGA